TAATACTACACCGCCGACCCAAGGGGGAAAAAGTGGTTCTCCGGCTTTCGGAGGAAATAGAAACGCGGGTTTTTCAAACTTACTTGTATTCAGCGGACAGAACGGTCGCATATGAATTCTCGCAGTAAAAATTGGTGTTTCACGTCATACAATGTCGAATCTGAGCCGTTTCTTCAGCAACGAAATAAGATTCAATATCTTATATGGGGTAGAGAGACGTGCCCGGATACGAATCGCCCACATCTCCAGGGATTTGTGGCGTTTAAGGTTAGAACCAAGTTCAGTACGCTTAAGAACTTTGAAAACTTCCATTTTGAAAAAACTAAAGGAACTATACATGAGGCTGTTGAATACTGCAAGAAAGATGGCGATTTCACCGAGTATGGAGTTCTACCATCAGCTACTGGAAACAACAGTGCTTTTAAACAAGTACTCGCTTTCGCTAAGAAAGGTGAAATATCAGCCATTGAGGACGAACATCCTGGTATCTATATACGATACAAGAGGACTCTTGAGAGTCTTGCCGTCTATAATACAAGTGAATTAGAGAATAGCTGCGGAGTCTGGATACACGGTCCACCTAGATGTGGAAAGGACTATGCTGTACGACAATTAGGAAATGTATACAACAAAGGAATGAACAAATGGTGGGACAACTACAAAGGTGAGCCAATTGTTTTGCTTTCTGATGTGCAGCCAGATCAGGCGAAATGGTTGGGACATTTCCTAAAAATTTGGGCTGATCGTTACGCTTTTAATGCTGAAATTAAATGTGGCACAATTTATATACGCCCAAAACAATTCTATGTTACTTCTAATTTCAGCATTGATGAAATTTTCGAAGGGAAAATCAAAGAAGCAATCGCTGCGCGTTTTGACGAGCTGGATTTCTCAACTGACACGAATATCATTAAAAACCGGTTGGAGAGCATTGCGCCACGCCGTGTTCTGGCTTGTCTGCTCGATCGGCAGAACATTGTTGCTCCTGCTGCTGTAGAAGTAACATCTGACCCTCAACCGTTCCAACTTCATGATGGTTTTTCGTCGGAGATGGCCACGGCGGCGGCGACGGGTGTTTGGTCGGAAGATGAGGACTTCGTATCGCCGTCGTTCTTTACGTCGCAAAGGAAACCGAAAAATAAATAAATGTGCTCAACTCAATACTGTTTTCTTCAAAGATGTACAACTTTTCACGATGTCTTTGGACAAGGATGATAATACACCTGGTGAACTCAACGCTGCCCACTTTTTGCATGAGATAAAACCTCGCGAATTTGGAACAAGATACAAAAATATGTGCGCAAAACACAGGTATGTGAAATTTCTTAAATGGCGTTACTTCATTAAATTATTTCAAGTTACTTATGACACTGTTTTATTAAAAAAAGATCCAAAAGACCCTAACAATGCTTTTCTTGCTACTCCTGGAATAAATTCTATATCAAACCTGCCATTTCGTATAAATTGGGATTTGAATCATATTTATACAAAAGGTGTGGCAATTTCGGATCAATTTGATGATCCTAATTTCAAAACTGTACACGCTGGAATGAAAAAAGCTGTTCAATTCACTTTCAATGTGCCGAAGCATCTACAACATTGGGTTGACGGTCCAACAATCGGAGCTATTGACGTCAAACAAAGTATCGGACGGTACCTAGAACAAGCAACAAACTCCAAGAACTTCGCAGCTCCCCGATACTTTGTTGGAACAGCAAGTGATTTAATGAAAAATCAAAATGAAATTATTTATTCGGACAGAAAAGAACCACCATTGCGCTATTTTTTGTATATCCAATCATATGCTTATTGTACTTTCAAAGGTCTCACTGAGACCGATACTTAAACAAAGAATCTGATTGAAATAATATTTGTCTCTTGTTTTTGTACTTCAAAATGGCGGAGAAACATGCCCGCCACATAAACACACTCAATAACCTTGAATTTATCGCGAGTCACGTACGCTGGGACGCTGGAACGGGGTCGGCGGG